AGACTACTTTGAATGAGCAAAACAAAACTTTATTACCTGTTCCTGGTGGTGATGTATATCCTGCTGGAACTCTAAGAATGTGAATCCATATGAAAATAAGACAAGCAAATAAAATAGTCAAGAGAATTTTTAAGGTAACTGTATTAGGCCCAGTTTCACCATTCTCTCCTAATTGGTTCAAAGTTAATTATCAAAAAAAAGATTGTAAATGTTATTCTAAAAACCAGAGGCATGCTGCTATTCGTAAAGTTTGCCGCTATGCGTCATCAAGTGATGCTGCGAGAAGACTGATAGACCTTGATAATAGAGAATAAATAGTGCTCATTATGACAGATCCTACTAAAAATACAAATCCGGAGATATCGGCCGAAATAGCCGGTATCGGTTATCTCTCTCCAAGGGGAGAGGAATTGAAGGAAGTGGCGCGGATGGAACTAGGTTTTGTCCGGGAACATATTCAAGGCTACACAGAGAATGAACGGATCTTTATTCTTGATGTCCTATCTAGGGACATATTAGGACATTTATTAGACAATGATATATAAAGACATTCCTACTGAATACGACCGTATTTCAGAATTAAACCGAATATTGCGTGCTAAACGCAGATTCTTCATAAAAAAGAAAAGATATGACAAAAAAAAGAGATAATATAAAACTTGATCAGTTACACCTGATTAAACGCAGACGGATGCAGAAGTATCATGCAAGAAAAATAATTCGGGCATTTGCTCCATATGCAGCTGAAGCTGGTTTATGGCTAAAAATTACCCGCTTATTTCTATGCAATGGTTTGCATGGTCGTGTCAGACTGGAGTTCTATTCAAAGAAATAGTCCTTTTGCAGGTAATTTCTAATTTTTTTCTTTGCAAAAAATAAACAGAATATGAGCCAATTTTTCACAAAAGACAATACAGACAGAATAAAAAAGGCTGCTGAGGGACATGTCCTGGAGGTCATAAGGGACTTCCAGGATATGGAAGAACAAAAAGGATATGACTATCGCGGTAAATGCCCTGTTTGCGGCAAACAAACCTTTAATTATAATTCAAAGAAAGAACTGTACGGTTGCTTCAATAAATGCAACGTGGGCGGTCATGATGCCATAACATACCTGATGAAGGTTCAGAATATGGCATTTAACGAGGCTCTTTCTTATTTGGCTGACCGTTTTCACGTTACGCTTCTGGATAATCCAGTTCCGGAGAAAAAAAAGGCTCAGGCTTTAAAAAAGAACTCGAAAGCATTAAAAGGAGTTGATTCTTCTTCTTATTGTGTTGCAATGCTTCAAGGATCAGGCCTGACATTTGAGGATGTTGCTGCACATATCTATGATTCTTCCACTAACCATACTGTTACTTTGACTCACACCTTCAGCAAGGGTACAGTCAATACCAAAGGTGATATCGACACAAATGGTGATGATGTCATTATCAAGTATTATGATCTGGAAGGACTGCCAGTGAAATATGAACAGAAAGATGCCAAGGGCAAACCTACCGGTAAAATGCGTGAATATTTCCGCGTTCGTTGGCAATATCCGGAAGAGCATTTGGATAAAGAAGGCAAACCTTTCAAGTACCGTTCACCCTATGGTGGTGGTACTCCGATATACATTCCGGACAAAATCCGTCAACTTTATAAAAAAGGGGAACATTTGAAACGGCTCTTCATCCAGGAAGGAGAAAAGAAGGCCGAAAAAGCATGCAAGCACGGTATGTATTCCTTGGCTATTTCCGGAATCCAGAATATTGCTTGTGGAGGAAGACTTCCTGAAGACCTGATTCGGATCATCGAGAAATGTCATGTCGAGGAGGTCATTTTCATAATGGATTCGGATTGGAACGACCTCTCAACAAATATACGTATCAACGACCAGGTCGAAAAGCGTCCACGTAACTTCTATTATGCAGCTCGTAACTTTCGGGACTATATGGGTTCGCTCCGGAACAGGGAACTGTATGTGGAGATTTATGTAGGCCATGTTCAGAAAAACGAGCAGAATGAAAAGGGAATTGATGATCTGCTGGCTGGTTCCCTTCAGGGTAAGGAACAGGAACTGATGGCCGACTTTGACAAACTGATCAATGAAAAGAACCTGACGGGTAAATATCTTCAGTTGTTTCGCATATCTGCTTATACAGATCATAAGCTGTCTACCCTCTGGGGACTGGATTCAGTTAAGCATTTTGCCGAAATGCACAAGGATGTGCTTTCACGCCTTCCGGAGTTCCGGTATGGCTCACACCGGTGGCGTATTAACGAGTCCGGTCAGCTTGAGTCTGCTCAGGCGATTGAATCTGACGAAATGTTTTGGGAGGCTGTTGAAAAATCACGCCGGAGCGGAGATACTTACACAGAGTATGAATTTCGTTATGTACCCAGTCGTAGGTTTCTTCAGAACCGTGGCTTTGGCAGGTTCCGGAGGCTGGATGGCTCTTTTCAGTTCATCCGGCTGGAGCAGCCGTTTGTCCGGGTAATTGAAGCTTCTGAAGCTCGAGATTTCCTTTTCGAATTTGCAGAAAATAATTGTAATGAAGCGGTGAATGAAATGCTGTCAAAGGGTGTTACACAGTATGTCGGTCCAGATAAATTATCCCTGCTGCACTTTATTTATCCGGATTTCCTTCATCCGGTTGGTACTGAACAGTTTTTCTATTTTCAAAAGAACTGCTGGCGAGTTACTGAGCATGAAGTTAAAGAATTGGGATATGAATCGATAAGTCATCATGTCTGGGCAGAACAGCGGCGAGATTTCCCGGCGAAATATCTTGGCAGACCGTTAATTACTTTTTCTGGGAACGGTGATACGCTGGACTATTCCATATCTCAAGATGGCAAGAACTGCCATTTTCTTCAATTTCTGATCAATACCAGTAACTTCACATGGCGTAAGAGAGAAGTGGAAATAGAACCGGAGGAGTTTCTCGAAAATCGTAAGCATTTGCTGTCTAAATTATGCGCAATAGGATATATGGCTATGGAGTATAAAGATGTTTCGGTGAATAGAGCTGTTATCGGCATGGACGGAAAGCAGTCTGAAGTAGGTGAATCCAATGGACGATCTGGTAAGTCACTTATTGGAGTCCTGATGAAACATATACTTCCTTCAGCTTACGTTAACGGGAAACGAAAAGATTTGCTAGAGGATCAGTTCGTATGGAATGATGTTGTGGAGAATACGAAGTTAGTATTCATTGATGATGTATTGATGAATTTCAATTTTGAACGCTTATTCCCGAATCTGACCGGTGACTGGACGGTGAACTATAAGGGTGGCCGTCGTATAACCTTCCCTTATGAAACTTCTCCAAAGATATATATTGCGACAAACCATGCTATTCGCGGAGAAGGAGCTTCATTTACCGACCGTCAATGGTTGTTGGGCTTTAGTGATTTTTACAATGACGCGCATAAGCCGATAGATGACTTTGGATGTAACTTCTTTACTGAATGGGACTTCGAACAATGGAACTTATGTTGGAACCTCGTGGCGAATTGTGTGCAATTATACCTTCAATACGGAGTCGTACAAGCACCTCAAGAGCGTTTGATTGAGCGCAGGCTTCGTCAGGAGATCACTGAAGTATTCATTTCCTGGGCAGATGAATACTTTAGTGACGAATCTCATATAAACGCCCGACTGGTTCGTAGGTCACTATATGATGAATACTGCAACTACGATCCGAATATGCGTAAGTATACCAATTCTCCGACTGAGTTTAAAAAAAGATTGCTTAAATATTGCCAGTTCCGTGGTTATATATTCAATCCTCAGAAATTAGATCCGGTGACTGGTAAACCGTGTAAGTTTGATCCTCGTAACGGTAATCCTATCCTGGATGATAAGGCTGGTGGTGTAGAATACTTCACCATTGGGACACCTGATTATTATTCATCTCCGGAATATGCGCAGCAAAAGGCGGCTAACAATAGTGATAGCAGATTATCATTTTAATTGAATACGTATGCTGAATGATTTATCTCGATATAGGCTTAATGCCGATTCTGATTTAGACGAGTATCGTAAGGATCTGCATAAGTTTGTACACTTCCAGGGCGAAGTGTACAACTTGTTGGATGGTTTAGCCATAGGCGATACTATTAATGTATGTGACGTTGTTGTTCCAGACAGTCTGGATGTTTTTATCAAGGTAGTATGCAAGTATATACTATTGCATCAACAGGATGATGAATCGAAGTCTAGGATTGAATTTTCTGATGATTATCGTAAGATATACCGTAGACCAGGGTTTGTTAAGCCTAATCACCTTGATAGACACTTCTATTCAAGAAGGTAACACGCCCCCATTTTAATACATTGTAAAGATACGGTTTTTTTAGTTAATATGCAAATAATTAGCTATTTATATGAGTAAGAAAAACAATAAAATTATGGTCTGTGTCAGCTTGGATAATGCTATCCGGTTGAATATGGTCTGTGAGTTGGCCGTTAGGTGCAGACTTGCGGTTATTCGAAGTGATGCTAAGAAAATAATGCAACATTCTATATACGATGTCAACCTTTCAGAAGCATATTATGTGCTGGTAGACGACTTCAATTTCCGTGATAGTCTATCGACAACACAACGGCTATATGAAATGGCTGCTCGAGGTATTGCTGTTATTGTGGGCGTTCGTAAGATCCCACGTGATTTTGAGTTCTTATGCGATATCTATTACCCTGAGAGCCTTTTGTAAACACCAGTCGAAGCATTTGTCGAAAACCATAGTCGAAGCATTTTTTCAGGCGTACAGTACGCACTTAATGTGCACTGTACGCCTGTTCTGTTATTCATCCAGGCTTTTCCCCTCTCACCCCTTTTTTAGAGATATTAAGAATTGGTGTGCAACTGTGCGAGAAAAGCGATTCCGGCTATATAATAATATTCTTTTTTTTATTTTTTTTAAGAGTGTAAAACTACCCTTTAAATATTTAGAAAAATAATAGTACAATCGTGCAAAATGAATTTTTATACATTTAATTTATTGAAATTCAGAATGTTCTATCCGCACTGTTTTTGCACGATTCTGCACTTTTTGTACTTTTTGCGGAAAAACGCACAAAAGTACCAGCGCACTCAATTTTGTACGTATTTTGTACGAAAATAGTACGCTTATAATGTGCTGATAATTAATTATATAGATAAATAACTCCTAAGAAAAGTACTCAAGCACGATTTTTATACCTATTCTTATGAAAGGGGGGTGTTATTACTTTATTGTTATGCGAGATAATTAACGCATTATTCTTTATCTTTGCAAAAAGCATCTTTATATATGGAAAGACCATTTGTTACAATAGATTTAGCTCCACACTTACAGGATTTTTTATTTCACGAACTACGGCAGAATCGCAAATCAGGGGAACTTATGGCTGATGGCACACACGATATCGGTCGTATGATACAGTCTATGGTTACTGTAACAGATCGGCCGAGAAAGCAGGAGATAGGTGAAAATCCGCTACGTATTACCCTACCGGTACAAGAGTGGAATCATGCTATATTCAGCGAAAATTTCGTTTATATTCCAGAATGGAAACAGAAACAGTTACGATTATTCATAGAAGCTGAGTTCCGGCTTCGCATTAAGGAATACTTTTTCGTGGGATATGCTAAAGGTTTTCGCCAGGATAAGATTATACAGGCTTTCCTTCATAGTTACAATATCAAGAGAAATGCCATAAACTATGAAACCGTGAAAAAGTATGATTACCGAAATCGCCGTCGAATTACTGCTGAAATAGCTAAGGAACTTCAGTTAAGCCTTTTCCCTTAACTTTATTTCACGAATTAATTCTTAATTGATTTTGTAGCGAATCCTGCAAAACACCTTAAAATTATAAGCAATTATGCAAAACAAAGAAAGTAAACGCGCGTCTATCTGCCAAGTCTATTTTATGACAATCGCAGAATCTACTGTTACTAATATACCTGGTTTGCCTCAGATTAAGGTTATAGGTGATTGGGCGAAAATAGACTATTCAACGGTAGAATTTGCCGAAGATAAATCTTCAGATGGCAATTCTTATGAGGTTAATCTTTCTATTACCTTTTCTGACTCTTCATTGGAGAAAATGCGGGAGTTGATCGCCTGGCTTGGGATATATATTCTTGTGCGATTAGATTATACCGATGGTACATCCAGAGTAGTCGGTACGGATCAGTTCCCGGTTGTATTATCCTTGTCCGGACAAGGTTCTCCACGTTCTTTGATTTTCTCATATAAGAACCAGCAGCCTGAATTAAGTAAAATATTGTAGTCCTTTTATGCGCATCATTGCTACTATAATTTTGTAACGTTAATTATAATAGTAATATGCACTTATCACATCTATATTCAGCAATTATGCGTGCCCAATGGGCGATTGACTTGCGTGATGTGGAGTCATCGCACCAGATATTGGAGCAAATCATATCCGGTTCCTTCGATAAGTCCTCTGAAGGCACGTTGGCAGACCGTAAACCAATCGAAGGGGAACTCGTCAACAAAAATATGAAGAAGAGATCTTCACTTTCCGGTGATCTTCCAGCTGATACCATTGCGATTGTTCCCGTTCATGGTACAATGATGAAGTACGGTACTTATTGTGCGTATGGGACAACCGAGATAGCAAACTTGATCTACGAGGCTGCTGCCAATCCTAATATATCCGGTATTGTTCTTGACATGGATTCAGGAGGTGGTTGCGTTGATGCTATATCACCTCTAACGTCAGCTATTGATTATGCGCGTAAGTATGATAAGTCCGTAATAGCTCATTGTGACTTATGTGCATCTGCCAATTATTATGTCGCTATATATTGTGACGAAATAATCGCTTCGAACAGAATATCTTCAGAATTCGGTTCTATTGGTGTTATGATGTCATTTCCAGATTATGCTAAGTACTATGAGATGGAAGGCATTAAAGTTCATACTATCTATTCTGATTTGTCGAACTACAAAAATGCACCTTTGGAAGCAGCTAAACAAGGTAAATATGACTTGATTAAGCGCGAGGAACTGAACCCGTTGGCACAACGGTTCCAGGATGAAGTAGCTTCTAAGAGAGGTGAAAAGTTGGATAAGTCTGTAGAAGGTATTCTCTCTGGACGTATGTTCTACGCTGAAGATGCGTTAAAATACGGACTTATTGATTCTATTGGTGATAAACAGTATGCAATTAACAGGGCCCGTGAACTTAGCAGGGATCATGCGGTTTCGGCCTATTTACAAACAAAAAACATAAAATAAAATGCGAAACAGAAATCTATTACTGACAGTAACCGCTGTCATGTCATTTCTTGGCATATCAGCCTTTGCCAAGGATGCTGACGGGCGTTCCGTCCTTTCTTCAGGTGATCAGCAGAAGCTTACCGAAAAATGGGGAGAGAAGTTTACAGAAGCCTTCGTTAAAGATCTGGCGGAACTGGAAAAAGAAGGGGTATCGGCCGAGGAATCAGTTAAGGGTGTAGCTTCGGAATTCGAGGCTCAGGCGAAGAAGGATGCCGATACAATCACCCAGTTACGTGAGGAGATTAAACAATTGAAGGCTGAAAATGACAAGTTGGCTAAACTTCCTGGTGAAGGAGGGGAAGCTGTTATCGATCAAGCAGGTGGTAAAATGAAAAAAGAGTTTAAGCCTGATATGAGTCTGATTCATAACAAGGCGTATATAGCAGCAGCTACTGGTGATGCGTGGACTGGTGACACAACAGTCGATACGACAGAATTGAAACAGGAATTCGGTAAGTACGTATCTTCTGACAAATTATCTATCTTCCAGAAACTTGTCGGACAAATCTCTTGTACTGCTTACATGTCTACTATCATCACGGATAAGTTCGAAGTTCGTGCTTCTCAGGCTGCTATCGATTCTGTATTGCAGACATTCACTCCACGATTCACACCCAAGGGTAAATCTAAGTTTACTCCTATGACAATCAAGCAATTCCCGATGAAGATTAACGTAGAAATTTATCCTTCAGACATCATTAACGATGTATTGGGTTATCTCTACGATGAATCATTGGAACCAAAGGATATGCCGATTGTTCGTTATATCGTTGAGCAGCTTATCAAACCTAAATTGGATGAAGACCGTGAGCTGGCACTTTGTAAGGGACGTTACAAGGAACCAACTTCATCTGACAGTACTTTTACTCCGAATAAAGCTGAAGAAACCTGTGACGGATTCCTTACTCAGTTGTGTGATTTGAAGAAAAATTCAGATACTGACGTTACATGGTTACTTGACGGAACAGCTGCACTGGGTGAAGGTGAACAACTGCTGAAGCAGATTGATCAGGCAGTTGACGCGGTAAGCCGGCTGTATAAAAATAAGACCATGTTCATCCATGCAGATCCAGATATCATCACAAAATATGGTCGTGCGTATCGTGATAAGTACCCGACTACTAAGAACGAAGATGGTGAAAAGGTTAAAGTTGATTTTTCTCGCTTTACTTTCGCACCGATAGAAGGTATGCGTGGTACCGGGGCGTTCTTTATTACACCGAAAGAGAATTTTAGACACGTTATGTCGCGTAACCCTCAGAATGTTAATCTGCGTATGACATCTGATGATTATGTTGCTAAGGTGTTGGGTGAATGGAGAGAAGGTACAGGATTCTGGATCAAGGAGGCTATATTCGCATACCTTCCGACTGATTTGGTTGAAGAACTTGCTCCAGCTGATCTGGGCGTTTAATTATAGGAGGTTATATTATGCCTGATACTTTAGTTTCTGTAAAGAGAAGTAGCTCTTCGGCTGGTCGTCCGAAGGGCAAAAAACATTATGTGGTTCTTTTCCGTTGGGAAGATGTTAAAACTTTCACGAAGGACGAAGATGGTATTGTCGTTTCTGCCTTGAAATTTGTGGAAGGGAAAAAACCTATAGCAGTATATGGTACTTCGAGTACGATTAAAGCATGGGACACGCTGACAGGATCAGCAGATGCTAAAGGCTATCTGCATCATGTAGCATGGGAATCTCCTGGGGACAGTAAGGAGATGGCAATTTGCCGCAATATTATTGTTAATGAAGATTTGGGTGCTGTAGTCATTAACTGTTCTGGAGATGACGCTAAAATAGCTGGTACACCTTGTACCCCGCTTGTCTTTAGTTCAGACGAAGGTCAGGATGATAAGGAAGCTTGCAAGAATGTTATTGAACTTGCTTCTGAAATCCCAACAACCCCATTAGGACGTATTCCGCTGAACTTAGTCCCTCAGACAGGTGATCCGGACATTGACGGCTACTTAGGTTTAACAGCGGCAGCTGCCGCCTCATTAGAAGATGGAGTATGACAAAAAAAACAGATAAACAAGAACAGGCTGCTCTAGTTGAGCAGCCTGAAAATGAAAATATGGGTGCTTTGGATATTGCATCCGAAAATAGCTCTGATAGTACAGATACCACATCACAAGTTCCATCACCTTCAGTTGAAATATCAACTAAAGGTGATGCCGAGAATGTGATTACTGAGGATGCAAATCCTTATTATTCCGTCGTGATTCCCTTTTTTAAAGCGAAACACCGGGAAGAAGAGGTTTTGAAGGTTATTGATTCTTGTACTAAATACCTGCATGAAGATATTCGCTTTGTGACAATTGGTGACCAGATAGATTATACAAAGGATATGCCTATAGAGCATATTGAATACAAAGATGCTGAAGGTAGCCAGTTGGATATTCTTGAAGTATTGAAGCTGGCCGTAATATCTGAGTCTGTTACAGATAAATTCATCCTGATTGAACCTGGTTCATATCTGATAGATTATGTTAACTTGTGTCATATCGGGTTGTTTAAACATTTTGGTATTCTCAATCCCAATCGTTACACCGGTGATGAAGCGGTTATGATGAAAAATACTGCTGCTTTGCTACGTGATAAACTACAGCTTGCAGCGTATGATTACAATACGCATTGCCCGGTTTTATTGGAGAAAGAAAAGCTGACAGACATTCTTGAAAATTGTCCGGATATCCTTTCTGGTAAGTATCACTTTCTCACCGTTTATGGGTGTGCGTATGCAGTACATCCAATTCGCTTGGACTACCATACGGACGGCTGGATTCTTCCGGTTGTTTCACAGAAGCCTGATCCCAAAACGGTTAAGCGCTTTATCTCAGATAAATGTTTTCTCTACCTGAAACATTTTCAGGAAAATGTAAATATTTTGAATCCGTTCCTGGATATTGAGTAACATGAAACAAACAATTCTCACCTGGTTACGTGCAGGTGCGAACGCCGAAGAGGGTGTGCAGCTTCTGACTGAGGCGGGCGCACCCTCTTTAACTTTACGACTGGTCAAGACAAATCCGGTGGCAAATCGCCGTCTGATGATTGACTGGTTGTGTAAGAAGTATGGCATTGATGAAGACTATACCTATGTTGCTACGGCACAGGTTGTGCTGTTTTCTGAGCGGAAACCTCTTTCATTCCGTGATGAATTTCCCTTCCTGAATGATCCGAAATGCCCGCCTGAACTCGAAGCACTGGCGTCACGTAAATTTGCCAGATATCACAATTATGTGAACTTGCATAAAAAATTACGTGATTGTACCTCTACCGAACAGTGTGCTAAAGTATCTCGTGAACTGATTAACTCATATCTCGAGAACCGGATGATATGGGAGGAACTGAATTACTACCAGCAGCATGGTTCTATCCTTGGAAAGCATCCGATTTTCGCAGCATTCCACCGTCGTAAGGAACTGTTGACCTTGAATGTCAAGCAGCTGATGATCCGCCAGAAGAGGTTGAAAAATAATATCTGGCGCGTACAGGATGAGCTTGCTAAACGTGATAAACCACACCTCGAGCTGGAGCGGTTAGCACGATTACAAGCCTACCAGTCAGAACTGGCTGAAATAAATCGGTTACTAGGTGATGAATAAGTATTTCAATTTGGACGAATTGTTTGCAGAGGTCAGGCAGTCACGACTGTACTCTCAGAGGTTTGAAAACATTCTTTGCTTCAAACTCAATAACCTTCGGGAATTGTGCGGCCGCCTTCCGGATAATAATGAAGCCTTTTTCATTGAAACCCGGAAAAGTTTTACCGCCTTCACTTTTATCGTTTACCTGATTCGCCATGCAGGATATGTTCGACACATCTATGTAGCCACTTATTCCACCAATGAACGAATAATCAATGCCTTGTTAAGATATAAGGATAAAGGCTTGATTGGCTCCGTACATCTTCATGTGTCCGAAACACTCAAGTTCCGTATGCCGCTGATCTTTGCAAGACTAAAGCAGCTGCATAACGAGGGTATCATTACGTTAACCTATGGCTGGACACACAAGAAGGTTACATGCCTGGACACGGATTCTGGATGCTATGTGGTGGAAGGTTCCGGAAACTACGGCGAAAATGCCCTCGAGGAACAGTATGTTTTTTTAAAATCCAAAAAAGTATATGAATTCAGAATCGGTAATAAAATGGACAGATAGCAATCGTCCGGAATGGTTTGCCCGAATACCTATTGATGAATATGAGAAGTTAGCTGGTATAGGTTACACACCCCAACAGATAGCTATGTATTATAACATAGAAGTTAACGAATTTATGTTTTACTTCAGCCTGCTGAAATCTCCTCTGAAGTATCATTATGATCGGGGCCAGCTTCTTCAAACAGCTAAGGAAGGTATTTCCATGGCAGATGCAGCAGCTACTGGTGAGAATGTGACACAGGCTCAGAGGCTCGACAAAATGCGCCGTTCCATCGAGTTTAAGAATAATGTTTCCAAGGTTTTTTTTGATGATTTAGATGTTTGAAAAATCTTATTACGAGCAGCTCCAGGACTACATAGAATCCGGTTGCAAATATCAGTTATCCGAAGAAGAACAGGATTATTACAATGCTCTCTTCGCTGTAGTTGGAATAACTCGAAAGTATGGGAAGGACCGTGCTATCTCTATGCTTATGCACGAGCCATTTAACTGTTCACGCCCTCGTGCCAGGGAAATGTACTACGAAGCCGTGAATCTGTTTTATCTCGATGATACGATTGAGCCGGCTGCACACCGCAATATGATTTTTGACAACCTGATGAAAGCTGCACAGACCGTGCTCTTATCAGGTTCAGGTGCTAAGGATATGGAGATATACGGTAACTTGCTTATCCAGGCTTGGAAAGTTAAACAATTGGATAAACCCGATAAGGTGAAACGTCAGGAAATCAAGGAAAAAGATATCAAGGTTTATACACTTGATTCAAACTTGATTGGCGTTCCTTCCATTGACCGTAAGGATCTGGCAAATCAAATTGATAAGATACCTGATTTACCAGAGAAAGAACGTACTCGCCTGAAGAGGGATGCTATGGCCGTAGATATTAATTTTGAAGAGATTATCGATGACACGCAAGAAAAAACTGAAAATTACCGAGGATAGCGTGGAAACACGCTATGCAAACTGGACGGCCCAGATGCTGGCTATCATGATGCCCTGGTCACTGTACTGGGTAGCCGGTCGTGCTTCTGCCAAAACTGTTCAGGTATTGGCGGAAAGAGTACAGGAAGCAGCACAGGATTGTCCGGGCGCTCCCTTTGCGTGGGTGGCTGATACCTACTCCGATCTGCACAAGAATGTAATTCCATCGTTAATTGACGGATTGCAGTTGCTGGGGTGGGAACTGGGTACGCATTACGTGATCAATGAAGCACCTCCTGAAGAATGGAGATTGCGCATGTATAATGTATGCACTGATTGGCGTAATACCATGGTTTTCTTCACGGGATTTAATTTTACGTTTATCTCTCTGGATCGTCTGGCTATTGGTGCTGGACGTTCTTACGTGGGGGTATTCGGTGACGAGGTTAAGTACTTTCCCGAAGAGAAGTTCACCAACTTGCTGAAGGCAGTACGTGGGTTCTATGTCAAGTACGGACAGTCGGTATGGTATCGGTCCAGAACACTGACAACCGATATGCCGAATCCGAACCATCTGGGCGAATACGACTGGATTCTGAAACTGTCGGCTCAGAACAACAAGGAACAGATTATGCTGATGCTTCGGGCCGGACTTGTATATAACGACTGTAAGAAGACTTATGTTGCCCACTTGCAGGAGTACCGCGAACTGGTAGAACAACAAAGAACAGACCGCAATCTTCAGGAAAAGGTAGATAAGGCAGCCAAAGCTGTTGAACTGGCTAAGAGGAATATGAAGAGGTGGGAGGAAAGATGGATCAAGACTCGCCGCCGTGTGTCGTTCTTCTTTATTTCATCCAGCTATGTTAATGCCGATATCCTCGGGCTAGACTGGTTCTCTGATGAACTGGCGGAAGGGCTAGAAGGTTTAACCTGCAATATCCTTTCAATCATTCCTAAGATAGAAGCTAACTTACTGTTTTATCCTAATCTGTCTATCCGACACTTTTACGCCGACGGTTACTTGAATAAGATAATTGAAGTTAAGCCGTTGGGCTGGATGGAAGACTGTTCTGCTCTTCGCTACCACAACCATAATCTGCCACTCGAGGCGGGTATGGATGCCGGTAATATGCTTTCCCTTGTGATAGGACAACAGCATGGGCGTGAGTACCGCGTACTGAAGGAATTCTATACGTTGCCTCCTGATACTGTACGTGAGTTGGGGGTACAGTTTGTCCGGTACTTTGCGCCCAGACGTACTAAGGTCCTGAAGCTGTATTATGACCGTGCTATGAATAATTACAAGGGCGTGAAAGCGGATATGGCGACACAGATCAAAAATGCTATAGAGTATGATGCTGAAGGGAAAAGCACAGGTTGGAGGGTACAGTTAATGTCTGTAGGACAAGGTAATATCGGCTCTAATCTGGAGTATCGCTTTATGTCAGACCTGTTGAGTGGTAATCTGGCTGGTAAACTGTTCACGCTATTAATAGACCAGTATAATTGTCCTAACCTGAAGGCTGAGATGGAAGTCTGCAAGACCAAGCTGGTAGATGATGGTGGTAGCCAGATAGTGGTCAAGTTAAAGACTGGTGATAAGTTGCCTCGTGAGCGTTTGCCAAAAGAATCTACCAACCTGACAGATGCGCTCAAGTATCTGTTAATGCGTAAAGAGTTCTTACGGATCTGGCAATCTAAGGTGACATCTTATGCCCCTTAATATATATTGACCGTTCGTTAAGGAATGGTTGGATGCACTGCCGTACTACGGTGGTGCATTTTTTTTGTGCCGTATTGCTGGGGGTGGGATTCCGCTTGCGTCACATTTCCCGAGCCGAAAATTAGTTGCAATCGCAACCGCTAGGAGGCGCGCGTCGGGCATCTGTACGACAAAAAACCTAGGTTTTTTCATTCCTATACGGTTTGAAACTTCATTTTCAAGCCGTTTGTTCTGCTGGGCTGATTTTTTAGTGAAAAACTTAGCCCGAAATTTAGCGATGTCGCCCCGTTTTTGCCATGGGAGTGCCCGACAACGCTCCCGAGCTTATAAGGTAGGGACCTTTTTTATGGCTCGGAAGCGTTGTCGGGCATAGTTTGGTAGAAAGACACTCTTTAGTCTTTCTGGCTGGCGATGGCGTTCACGCAGCGGCCCACCCACCCCGTTGCTCTCCCTGCCAGTGGTATAGCTAAAGCTATGTATTGTTTGACTGCTCTTCTTTATCTGCTCTTCGCCTTTAAATCGGTATCACTGGCGCCGCGGTTTATGCCTTTTGTACCTGCAAAGGTAAATGTTCCGCTTCGTATGCCAAGTTCAGGCGATGTTCCCGAAAAAATCTCCACCCTCACAAAGCTCAGGTAGTATTCAGGGCTATGCTTTTCGTGAAAACTTGTCTTTATACGTTTCGGAACACCTTTGCTGGCAGGTGTAAAAGGCGAAAACAAACCGTAGCGACAGCGAACGGAATAAAAAAAAGCTCAGAGCAGGAAGAGCAGAAAAAAAGGCTCAACTCCCGAGCTCGGCACCAGAATAAATTTTAAGACCATGAAAACCTTTACCGAATCCATGCTAAACCAGTGCAGAAAGTACATGTTCAATTTCTTTGACTATCTGCCGACAAAGTACAAAGCCAGTTCAAGAGATTGGCAGGTGAGAAACTTTGTATGGGCTTTCAAGGATGGGAAATGTGCCGTTTCAGCTGCACAGTTGGTAGCAAAGAAAATCCGTGAGCAGTTCGGAGAAGAAACATGTAACATCGTGTTTGCATGCATCCCAGCCAGTAGCCAGCAAAAAAATGAAATCCGCTACAAGCAGTTTTCAGAGGAAGTTGCAAGGTTATCAGGTGCAGTCAGTGCTTACGACCATATCACGGTAGAAGGTGAACGGCTGGCAATTCATGAGAGCAAATCAGGTAAGCATGTCAATAATGTACAGGTAGTCAATTTCGACAAGGAATTTTTTAAGGGAAAGAAAGTTCTAGTTTTTGACGATGTAATTACTCGAGGTTATTCTTACGCTCGTTTTGCTTGTCATCTTGAAACGCTGGGAGCTTCGGTTTTGGGAGGTATGTTTTTAGCAAGAACTTTATTTGTATAACAATTTAATAACCAACATTATGAAAGATTTATTCGAAATTTGTGGTGAGTGCAGACATTTGTCAGACAATGAAGTAGTTTATCAGTTGACAAACAACAGAGAAACCAGTAAAAGAGTTAATGAAATGTTATTGCGTGGCGATAATGTTTCAATAGAAGATGTTTGTCAGCTTTTGACACCGGCACGCAGGGACATGGCTCTCGCCGTGATTGAACTTTACAAACGTATCATAGACCGTAGGAGCAGCAGGGTAATTATCCGGCATAGTGAGGACATTTATAACCTGATGAAACCTTATATGGAAGATTTGGAAGTGGAGGAGTGTTGGGCTATTTACTTGAACCAGTCTAACCGTGTTGTAAGAAAACAACGTATCTCTATAGGAGGCATAACCAGTACGCAGGTGGATATAAGAGTCATTTTGCGTGAAGCTTTGAAATGTAACGCCACATCAATGATACTCTGCCACAATCACCCGTCAGGAAATTGCCGACCCAGTAATGACGATAACCGCCTGACTGAATGTTTGAAAAATGCAGGAAATACAATGAATATAAAGCTCTTGGACCATATCGTTTATGGTGATAAGGAATACTTTAGTTATGAGGACGAGGGACGCTTGTAAGGGCTGTAAATGGCTGTAGCAGCGTTTTAGGGAGGTGGGTAGCGTAGCAGCCGCCCGCCGCCCGATTTGCCTTCGCACTATGTTTGTCGGCAAATCGGGCGGCGGGGAATAAGGTTTTGTTGGTTTACGCCTGAAATCGGCGATTGTTATACGCAATATGCGAAGCTCTGGTCTTTACTTTTCTTGTTAAATGATATTAATTTGAGTATCATTTATGACTGTTTTCTTTGCTGATGATATTCAAATGAGTATCTTTGTAGTGTTAATCAAGCGAACATTGAAATGAAGTACAACGAATTGGAACGGCTGATTAAAAAAGCCGGGTGCTTTGACACTGGAGAACAACAGAACGGACACCCAGTCTGGGAAAGTCCGAAAACCGGAAAACGATTCCGAATGAGTAATCATGGTAAACAGGAAGTCGCAACCGGTACATTAAAAGCAATTATGAAAGCGGCAGGACTGAAATAAGTCCTGCCATAAAAAAATACAAAATTATGAGAAAAGTATCTGCTATTATTGAAATGGCTTCTGACGGTAACTATAGCATCTATATGGATGCGGATGATATGGACTATCTGGTTACCGCTACAGGCGCAACGTCTAAAGAAGCTATTGAAGATTTCAAAAAGGGGTATGAGGATATTAAATCATCATACGAACGTGATGGAAAGCCTTTTGAAGAAGTCGAATTCGAGTTTAAATATGATATGGCTTCTTTCCTCTCTTATTATACACAGGCTTTTTCTCTTGCCGGATTATCACGAATCACAGGAATTAATAAGAGTCAGTTAAGCCATTATGCGACAGGACATCGTAAGCCGTCGCGCACTACTATAAATAAAATACAAAAATCTGTACATGAGTTTGCAAATGAATTAAGTCAAGTACATTTCGCTTGATTAACACTTACCGAAATATCTTGACTGATGGGCGGAACTTTTCAAAAGTTCCGCTTTTTTTATTCAAAAATTATTATCTTTGTAATGCCCGAACATTTAACCAGACATGGTTGTTATAACCATAAAATATGAACTCCTTATCAAGATAAATCCGTAGTCAACCGGATTAAGGTGCAGGTTACACCTTTGGGCTATCTTGGTGAGGAGTTCGCCATTTATTACTATGATTCCAGATTATGATGGTATTCCAGACTTACCGAATCCGGAACCTATTGGTCCGGAGCCAGGTACAACTTCTCCAGATTTTGAATTCTTCAGCGAGTAGTTGAAATCAGAAATATAACAGAAGAAGCAATAATACCTGCTATAATTAAGGCAAAGGAAAAAGAAAATAATATAGTTCTTCTTCTGTTATACTTTTTTTGCTTGTTAATAGCATCTTCTAATACAGTTAATTCTTTAGCTAAAATGGCTTTATATTGAATATCATCTTTGACTCCTTTTAAGTTGGGAGCTATTTGATTGGGGATGAATTCGCTTGGCTTTCTGCCTAAAGGTATGTATAAGCGTGGATATACTACTATCATCATGCAGATGACAGCTAAAAAGGTTCCTATAGCAAGCGCAAGTAAAGATTGTATTATAGGATTCTCTATATTCCAGTGGATATATATGTAACTAATTAAAGCTGTCACTATTCCTAAGTAGATAGATAGTAACTTGTATCCTCTCTCTGTCGTATTTTTTTCTTGTTCGCGGTGGTCGCTTAATCTTTTTTGGGCTGAATCATGATAAAATTTAATAATGTCCAAAGATAATATGTTAACAGTTTCTTTCTCTAATATAAATTCATTCATTTTGTGATTGTATTGGTTTTCACAAAGATATGAATTTCATTATCAATCACAAAACCGGATACGCTAAAGGTTTATTTACAAATAAACATTTTTGTTACGAAAGTTTTAATATCTTTGATGCGTTTATTAAAATATGTTTTTTATGAAAAGAATTTTATTTCTATTGCTGTCTATAATACCTGTAACCGTTTTATCACAAAATTATATATCTAAGGAAGATAGTATAGATAAAGCTTGGAAAGCAGCTATTCGTAAGGCTGAATACGAGGATAGTATGAGAATCGTTAATGAACATAATAGGTTTGTTAATAAAGTGACACCTTTAAAAAAAAGGTATATTGGCAAAATTTATTATTTGAGAAAAACACAGGGTAAATACAGACAAAATACTCCTTTTAAGTGTGTTGATATTACGGTTGATAAAAATAAGAATGTCTTGATGCATTTAGTCAACCAACGAGATACGCTATCAATGGAGATGGACTTTTGGGAATATTCTGAAAAACTAAATGTTTCTAGTAGTTTTAAAGATTTGTTCTATCAAAAGGGCGGTAGTCGTAATACTGCTATAGATTATAAAACAGTTGTCAGTGCATTGTATGTTGGTATGTCTAAGAAGAGTGTGCTGTATATAATGGGTAACCCAAAATCGCAGAGAACAACAATTACTGATAATGCGGAAATATTGTTTTGGGAGTATCCGAACAACATTTATTTGACTTTCCTGAATGGCAAATTGAAGGTTATTCAAAAATAGCAATGAGAAACTTTATATTTCTATTCTTTGCACTGCTTTCCTTTATTAGTTGTGAGGATGAAGGTGCTACATTGACCAGAGCGGGTATCGCTTCTGAAGATTTTGTTAAAGCTCGGTTGAAATTTCCAGCCGAAGCTGAGTTTGAAAGGGATATCAGAGGTAAAGAGATTTCTGATACAACATTTATCGTTTATCAGAAATTCAATGCGAAAAATGCCTTTGGTGTTAAATCGTCTTATGTATATAAGGCTAAAATGGTGTTTTTAGGCGGTGATTGGACTGATTGCGAGAATTGGACTTATAATCAGCTAGTCATCGAAAATGTATCTACTGGAGAAAAATCAATTTTCTATTCTCCGGTAGATAAATAATTCCACTTTTCTCAAAAAATATGGGGTTTCTTTTTGTTATTTCGAAAGAAACTCCCATATTTGCATCGATCTCCATTTTGTGTAGGCGACGATGGCTCGCCAAATATCTTTGCTGCGGGCATTTTTTATGTCCTAGGCATTGCTTAATACCCATAGGGTTCCGACCCCCGTGTGGAGCGTTAATGCGCCCACTGCCTGCACAAGGTGGAGATCAACGGGAAAGCGGAACCTTTCTTGTTTCCTTTCCCGTAATTAACCAACATATTGTTTCATTTTAATTGATCTCCAAAATGAAAAATCAAATTGCATTGCCTGTTAGTCAGGCAAAAGAAAGCCGTATCTCGTTATGGCTGAATCGTAAAAATGTATTGTTCTCTTCTATCATGGAAGAGAGAGTATCTAACCGTCAGGCTGTGTTTATTTTCCAGGCACAAGTTTCCTTCTGTATTCTTAGCTTTTCGTTTTTCATCCACTGGCTGGCTGCTGTTGCCTGCTTGTGCTGGTTTGTTTATTCTCTTTTGCTTTGCCGGAAAGGAGGTTTGCGATGAAATGGTTCGTTAATAATGCCTTTTCCTATAGCCCTGTTAATGAAAAAGCAAAAGAACTGGGTAAATGGGTTGACTCTTTTAAACACACATTGCTGCCTGATGATCTGTCAAAGGATGCTTTCATCGAAGAAGCCCGGATGATTCTGGTCTTTTTGAATAAAAAATATCCTAAAACGAAACCGATTTCCCTTAATCGTGCTGATGTCGATAGAGGTGGTTGTTTCCGATTGTCATTTGACCTTGCAAATGACACAAGGACTATTGCGTACATGGATATAGTTAAGGTTTTGCAAGAATATCGCTTCAGAGAAAATGGTAATCCTTTGCTGGCTGAAGAGAAAGGAGGCCAGCGATGAAACCTTATATCGTCCCGGATCAGGCTGTCGATGTGTTGCAGAACTGGATAGAACAGGATGCAGCAGCTTGTGCCGTAAGAGAACTTGATAAAGTGATTGCTTTCCTGATGAAACTGCATGAAGAAGATGCAGACGAAGTGCTGGCTCACTTACGTGCAATTTATTTCCTTAAAGGTGAGCTTACCAAATTTATTCCTGAGAAAGGAGGCGAACAATGAAACTTGTATATCAGATTGACACGGAGGGTAGCCTTAACTATGTACTCGCTTTGGTTTATGAGATCCGCGCTGAGATGGGTATCTCACCTGAATCAATTACTGTTACTGACGGTAGATCGATAACCTTTGATCTGTCTGATTGGAAAAGGCTTAATAATGGTGATATCTCTGAAGAGGAATACATAACAAGACACCTTGTATCTCAATAAATTGTTGTATCTTTGTTCAGGCTTAGAATTCGATTTTTTTTTGCAAAATTTTTTTTAGCCTCGCTTCGGCGGGGCTTTTTTTATGTCCTTTTCTCAGGTGTTTTCTGAAGCTATTTTTGCACAAAACAAATTATAACTATGAACAGTCAGGCTTCAGATGATATTAAGCTTCTCTTTATTGAAGAAGAATTGTCACAATTCGGTGAAGAATTATGTGATGCGTTGTCCGATGCCCTTACCAAACAGAAACTGATTGAGTCCGGTTCTCTTCTTTATTCATTGAATTATTCGTCATTTAAGGAAGGGAAGAATCCGGGGCAACGTATGTCTTTTTATTCGTATGGCCGTTGTGTTGATATGGCCGGCTACAAGAGGAATAAGATACAGGTTGACACTAATCGTGAGGTTTGGGGTATTCGCTCGAACACCAATAAAAAGAATCGATGGTATGCTCGCAATATGTATGGTGGGCTGAACAGACTGATAAGCCGCGTCATGTATGGATTGTCTGACTATGAGATTGAACGTTTAAAGGGAATTTTAGAAAATCGAATAAAAAATGAATAAGAAAATTGGTAATATCAATTTCGTTGAAACAGCGGTTGGCACTTATGCTATCCGTATGGACTCTTTCCGTGACTCTCTGACACACCTGTTTGGATCAGCAGTAGCTGACTGGGATTGCAGCCCGACAACTGTTGCTGGAGTTCGCATAGTGCCTTGGGGGGCAGATAACAATCTTCCTTCTTCTATTCGTAACCTGCTCGAGAAAAACAATCTTGCACCAGGTATTCTTGCCCGTAAAACCGGATTGTTATACGGTCAGGGACCTATGTTGTACCGTATAGGTATCGAGAACAACGAACGTGTACAGGAATGGACTACAGATCCGGAAGTACAGGCGTGGCTGGATAGCTGGGACTATCGCCGGTTTATCCGTGAATCATTTACCGAATATAACCACCTGAACGGAGTTTTTGTCAAGTATGTTTCCGCAAGATCCGTCAGGGTGGGACGACCGTGGATTCACAGCCTTGAATGTTTGCCTTCGAAAGATTGTCGCTTGTGCTGGCCAGATAACGATGAACGTTATCTCAATGCTGTTACACATATCCTGAATGGTGATTTTGATTTCTATGGTAGCCAGAAGTATATACGATATCCGGTTTTTGACAGACATCAGCCGACAAAACAGGAGATTGCAGTGAAGTATCACTGTTTACGCTCGTTCGGACGAAACATGTACGCGATATCCTCTTTTTTTGGCTCTATGCCCTGGATGCAGGATGCTAACTCTTTACCGGAGATTATCGAATATCTGAATAGAAATATGATTGCGGCTGCCTATGTCGTACATGTACCCGATGAGTATTGGACGAAGAAGTCAGAGCGGTACAAGGCTAAGCATCTCGATGCTACAGATGAACAGATATATCAGCACATGGAATTGGTAAAAGATCAGTTGGCACGTGAACTGGCTGATGTCATGGCAGGTAAGAACAATGTCGGCAAGTTTTTTATGACTACAGACTATGTTGATCCTGTCGATGGCAAGACACACCAGTTCACGATTGAGCCTATTGAGATGAATATTGATAAGTACATCGATGCGCTTACCAAGATTTCACGTATTGCCGACTCGAGTACAACCAGTGGATTAGGTCTTAACCCTTCACTGGCTAACATCATAATCGACGGAAAGGGTGATTCAGGATCTCAGATGCTGTATGCGCTGAAACTCTTTTACGGAGCCGATACACAGATTCCTGAAGATGTTTGTCTGGAAGCCATTAACGATGCGATTCATATCAACTTCCCGGACAAGCAGGATTTATTTCTGGGAATCTATCGAAAAGTGATTAATAAGGAAGATAATGTAACGGCTTCTGATAGAGCCACAAATCAGGTATAATATGAAGAAAAACTTAGAATTTCCGGATTGTTGGGAAGAGGTTCAGCCTGCCGAATTTGCCTACCTGCTAAAATTGCGTATGCTGCTGATCCTTTCACCAAAAGCTATATCTCTGACAGATGTCAAGAGGTTATGGTGTAGATATGTGCTAAGACATCGTGGCTTAAAGTCAAAGAAAAAAGATTATTACCTGTTGGTTAATAATCTGTCTGAAACCTTGGATTGGCAATGGAAGGTTGACGATGAGAATAAGTCTATTGCCCTGACCTTTGACTCAACGGTGAACCTGATTCCTTCATGGTCTGATTTTTGGGGCCCGGCTTCACACGGCGCGGATCTGACTTTTGGCGAATTCCGCTATGCCGTAATTATGATGAACGAATATACTCGAACACAAGACGTAGCCTACCTGTATTCACTATGTGCTATTTTGTACAGACGAAAAAAAGGAGGAAAACGTGTTCCTTTTGTTTCGTCTGATTTAGCAAAAATGACGAAAGATATTGCGGGTATGCCGGATTACCTGAAGTGGGGGGTATATTGTTGGTTCGCTTCGTTCTGTTCATTTTTATTCCATGGTACATTCATTCTTGATGGTTGCGAAGTCTGTTTTGAGCCTGTTTTTTCCGCTACCAATAACGGGAACACGCCTGAACAGTCACTTGGTATGAACTCGATACTATTCTCTATGGCCGAATCAGGAGTCTTTGGTAGCATTGAAGAAGTGGATAATACACAACTCCTACGAGTTCTATTAAAATTATTGGATGATAAACAGAAGGCTGATAGCCTTATTCAAGCAACAAAGAAACATGATATTCAATCTTAACAACCAGGGCGCAGCTGAATTGCGCCACATGACCGGTAACTATTATGTCGGAAATGATTTTTCGGTAGTCGAAATGGATATTATCGATGCTACCGATGAACTGATTCAGGTGATTGGTCGTGCCGTTTACGACAAGGCTGAAACAAGTTATAAGGAGGGGAAAAATGATGACCGTCTTGTACAGTTGGTACAGCGCCCTATTGCGCTGTTGGCTACACTTCATTTTTTTCAACGTAGCGATGTCAGCCACGAAGATAGCGGCCGAAAGATTAAGGTAGCTTCAGACGGAACCGACAAAATACCTTGGGAATGGCAGCTTGATCGTGATGATGCTGTGCACTTACAGGCGTATTACAGCGCTGTTGAGAGATTAATACGCTGGCTTAACGAGTCAGCGGATAAGGACTGGCTGAATACGGATGCTTGTCGGAGTGCAGCAAGCCTTTTGATCAGGTCAGGTCGTGAATTCGATTCATACTTCCCGATTGCCCAGTCAGAGCGAATGTATATTCTGTTACTCCCATTTTTAAGAGAAATTCAGATTGCTACAGTAGCTCCTGCATACGGTAACAGTTTTCCGGAATTGCTTCAGTCCGAAACATCTGATGTTCGGTATGCAGCTTCTAAAGCTTTGGCCTTGTATACCATGTCGGTTGCTCTTCGCAGGTTGCCCCTCCAGCTTATACCTTATGCTGTTATCAGGGGATTTAATTCGGCAAATGGTATGGCAGACTCTCAACCGGCATCATTAGAGGATGCACAACGAATGTCTGCTATTCTCGAGGCTGATGCTGCTGATTGGCTGGAACGGATGAAACAGTTACGTGACGGTTCCTCAGAGGATGAAGTTCAATTGTTGCCGAACAATTCAAAAACAAATAAATTCTTTCGCACATGAATGTTATGCAAAGACCGGGCACTGTCGAGCTGGCTGCCGATATGCCCGAATACATCATTGATACAGACTCTACCATTACTTTTGAAGTACAGTTTTCCGGAAGTAAAATCTTGTCTGAAGAATATGTTCCGGACGCTGCCTATCAGGTACGCATACGTAAATTAGGGCGTTTCTGTGCAAAAGCCTTGTGGGGTATATGGCCTGAAGGTAATACCACCTATCAGCAACACCTGTCAGGTACATTTAGTTTTTTGATTAACGGAGAGAAGGATGCGGACACCTATGTGCTGTTTTCTCGGTTTACAACGAAAAAAAAGGCTGAATCTCCGGGAGTATTATCTGTCATCAGCGAGAAGGTTACTCGCCCGGGCGTGCCTGAATATGCCAGTTTCTTCCTCTCTTCCGGACAAGCAGTTAATGTAACGGTTACTGATATGTCTGGTTTGGTTACTGCTGAAACCTTGTACACGCATGTCGGAGAAAATATGGTATGCTCTCTTGATGTTTCTTACGACCGGATTAAAAAACTTTTTCCTGATACAGATTTTAATCATTATACGGTAGAAGACTTGATGTTTCATGTAGACCGTACAGCCTATGCTGAACGTTTCATCTTCCGTTTCCTGAACATGTTCGATGTTCCGGAAATTGTGTGTGCTGTCGGTTCGATGGTTCTGAAGGGGGCTGATGAAAGCGAAACTGGATTCATGTGGGGAGTAGAACGTAAATTTGTCGTGAATCCTTCTGATGAGTTCACAGTCAATTCCGGAGTGATATTCCGACAGTCTGATTACAGGTTGTGGCGTGACTTCTTGGGTGCGCAGCAGGCACAGATTTTAATAGATGGCTCCTGGTATGATATTATCATAACCAATCAGAGCTATGAACGTGATTTCCGGAAGAATATTCTCAAGGCCGTTGAATTCTCTTTCTGTTTCGCCGATCCTGATAATAATAGAATACTATGATAGATATTAAGAGCTTCCGTGAGTATATCAGTGAACTGGTGTACACTACTAATCAAGAATTGGAACACAAGATTGACAATATAATACTCGCTGTGAATGAATCGCATATGGTGAAAAAAATTCAGAGCAAATCGGGTATATCATTATGTGTGAGCTATCCTGATGCTCAGGCAATAGGTGAGTATGATAATGCAAGCGATTCACAGCAGGTTTTCCTCTTCGTTTGTCAGCGAGTCGCTCCTGGTCAACTTAACGATAACGAAGAGATATTACTGTATAGCAACCTACAGAATATTATGCTGACATTGCGTGATGCTATCCGGCAATCTCATGACGAATGTGTTGATATAATACCTGAAGAGTCTTATAAGATTGAATGGGAATATCAGATATTCGGTGGGGTAAACGGACTTTCAATGGGACTTAAATTTAAGAATTATGACTAATCTGTACATTAATGGTGTTGCTGTTGTCCTGCCTTCCGGATTCTCTATATCCGTAAAGCAGGAAAACGCTTTTTTCACTAAAAACGGTGAATATACTTATGACATTGAGTTATCTCTTCAAGATCCTGTTAATGCCAGATTATATGGATTCCTTAACCGTCTGAATACAACCGAACGCCCCGAAACGAAACGGAAAGCTGTTCTGGTAGCTGATAATCGCGTATATCTTAACGGGACGGAAATCATTACTGGCTGGACAGATACAACTGTCAACATCCAGTTGGTTTCCGGAAACTCCGAATTGAATTACTTTGTCGGGTCCGATGAACTGATATCGACATTGGATATGCCCGTGACTGATCCTGTTGTTAATGGTTCGGTTTCGACTGATTATGTGAGTAAATCTTATCCGGAAGTTGACTATAATCTGATGATGACTTATGATAGCTTTAATCAGACGGATAAAAATATCTGGATTTTTAACATAGAACCTCAGGAAGGACGTCCATTTGCCGGACATATAACTCCCAAAGATGATATACAGCCTTATGATTATATCCCGCAACCTTATCTGTGTGCGTATATGCGTGAACTGCTGAAGGCATTAGGTTATGAGCTCGAGTATAATGCGATAGAAGATACACCGTGGAAATCCATGTACCTGGTACATGTTATTAATACTTATAAATGGAACGAGATGTTGCCAGGATGGACGGCTAAGGAGTTTCTCGAAAATGTAGAGAAATTATTTAATGGTACATTCCTGATCGATTTTAAAACCAGGAAAGTATCATTTTTACTCAATGTATCTTATTTGGCTAAGGTGCATCATGTACACTTGCAGAATGTCGTAGACAGTTACACAGTAGAGAGTGAGGATGAAGAAGAAGGTGATGCCATTAACTCTACTGTTCGATACAAGTTGCCGGAAACTGATTATTATAAGTTACGTTGCTTGCCGGACATTGTTAAGGAAAAGGCTAAAAGTAAAGTTGTTGAAGGGAATCTTTCTGAGTTTTTCTTGCACGAAGAGAATTATGTTACAGATACTATCTTTAATTATCAGGAAGTAAACCGGAAGGTTATCTATCTCTCTGGATCTGGAATTTGGACGGTCATTGAAATGGTTGATGAATTTGCTGCATTGGTGCGTGAGGAGTCTAAGTCGGAATTTGAGATTGAGCTTATTCCGGCAGAACTTGTTCAGAGGCAATTTTACCTGAAGAATGTTGATCCGGAAGAATCTTATTTTTCCGATTATTATATCCCTACAGCTTCTGCATCTGATAATCCCAGTGAAGAAGTTGAATTAGGTTCCATTCATGATATGGTAGCTAATCTTCAGGACAATGACGAAAGTAAGTCTAATATATACCTGGCTTTTTATACCGGATTGAATCCTGTGCAGATTGGTTATCTCGAGCCGAATTCTTATCCTTTAGCATTTACAGACAAGTTCTTACCTTCAAAGAGTTGGCCGATTGACTTGCCCGCTGGAGGACCTACATTTAATCTGGCTGATATGGAAAGCTATTTCTATAGCAACTCCTACAAGATAGACCGGGAAAATCCGGTTAAAATTACCTGCTATGATGAAAATGTATATCCGGCAAGTTCAGTCTTTGAATTTTTTAACCGCCGTTTTCTGGCTAAGGAAATTGAATATACGATAGGCCCGAACGGACGTTCAGGTCCATGGACTGGTATCTTCTATCCAGCCGTGATACTTGATACCGAAGTCGAACAGAGATGGATTCTGGCCGATGGAAAGTGGAGAGATGGCGGTGTATGGCTGGATGATGGGAGATGGCTGGATAATTAATCATTAACACACACACAAACACAAATATGAGTCTGAAAATTGATAGGGTGCAGCTGGAAATTGTTATCCAGCAGGATCAGGCACGGCAGAAGATGATTGAGCTCGAGGATAAGATGCGTTCGGCTAACCGCGAGCTGAAGAATGTGAAGAAGCAATTCGGAGAAAATTCGGCTGAGTATGCGAAACAGGTTGAAGTCCTGAAGAAATTGCAGCAGGAGTATGATAATCTTTATGATGAGATTGGACTTACCAATCTCTCTTTGCGCGACCTGGGTAAACGCCAGAAGGATCTGAACGCAATACTTAGGCAGTTGAATCCGAACACGGAACTTTACAAACAATATTCCGAGCAGCTGAAGGAAGTTAATAACCGGATCAAGGAGCTGAGAGGAACGGCTAACGAAACGCGCTTCAGCTTGGCTAAACTGGCTGATGGTTTTAATCGATATGGAACGATTGCTGCCAGTATCATTGCAGGTCTGACTGGCGTTACACTCACCATGCGTAGCTGTGTGAATGAATACGCTGAAATGGAAGAAGCTCAGTCGCAAGTCGTCAAGTACACAGGATTGGCTAAGCAGGAAGTAGAAGAGCTTAACGAGGAATTCAAACGGATGGATACCCGTACAGCACGTACACGCCTGAATGAATTGGCTGGTGATGCCGGAAAATTGGGCATTACTACCAAGGATAGTGTGCTGGAGTTCGTCGAAGCAGCCGATATGATCAATGTCGCGTTGGGTGAGGATTTAGGTAAGGACGCTATCACTCAGATCGGCAAGTTAGCTGATATGTTTGGCGACGGCGACCGGTCGCTGAAAGAAAACATGTTGGCTGTAGGCTCGGCTGTTAACTCAGTTGCTCAAAATTCATCAGCTGCTGAACCTTATCTGGTTGAATTCACTGCACGTATGGGTGGTGTCGGCAAACAGGCTAACTTGGCGATTACGGATATCATGGGATTCGCATCAGCACTCGATCAGAATATGTTGCGCTCAGAAATGGCTTCTACAGCCCTTTCCGGTTTGATCCTAAAACTTTATCAGGAGCCGGCTAAATATGCGAAATTGGCTGGTTTGCAAGTCGAAGAATTTACAGAACTGATGAGTAAGGATGCTAATGAGGCTGTACTTACCTTCCTCGAGGCGCTGAACCGTTTGGGCGGTATGGATAAATTGGCTCCTGTACTCGACCAGATGAGTCTTTCCGGAGCTGAAGCTGCAAGTGTTATCTCTGCATTAGCCGGTAATGTCGACAAAGTTCGGAAGGAACAGCAGGGAGCTAACCAGGCTTTCGTAGAAGGTACTTCTATTTATAACGAATTTTCCGTCCAGAACTCTACAGTGCAGGCCGAACTTGACAAGGCAAAAAAGAGTTTTTCTGATATCCGTGTAGAACTTGGAGAACAGTTGCTCCCAGTCATGAAGTACATGGTAACAACAGGATCACTCACTGTTAAAGGCTTGAGTGCTGTCGTTTCTATTTTGATTGAAAACAAGAGAGTTATTGTTACTGCTACAGCAGCTGTTAGTGCCTACATTATTGTCGTTAAATCAGCTACATTGGCAACGAAAGCGTATGAAGTTGCAACCAAGGCTGCTACATGGGCAACCAACTTGTTTAGCAAGGCGACTAAAGCCAGCCCATGGGGACTGGTTATTTCTGGAGCAACAGCAGCTGCTACTTACTTTGCCTTTTTCCGTGATGAAACTGATAAGGCTACGGAGTCACAGAAAAATCTCAATGCGGCTCTGAACAAAAATGCTGAAGATATGGCTGCCTTACAGTCTGTACAAGATAGAGCTAAAAATTTAGATTCGCTGAATCAAAGGCAGCTTACCCAGCTGAAAGCTGATGCACAGGCTGAAGTCCAGGCTATTGAAGACAAACTTACTGCTGAAACGATTGCTTATCGCAAGTATTATGCTGAACAGAAAAAAATCATTGAAGATAGAACAGACATTGATCAGGCACAAAAATTAGCTTTATTGCGAGTCCTAGACAATAATACAGCCGAAAAAGCAGCTGAATTAGATAATTTGCTGAAGCAGAAAAATCAGTTGATAGAAATTATCAATAAGATACCTGAGAAAAAAAATATTTTTACGACTCCGACTCTTGGTGATACTGACGATAAAGTTGATAAGGCTAAAAAGGAATATGAAACGCAATTAAAGGACTTGCGCACACAGCATGCTCTGGGACTGATTGAAGAAGAGAAGTACCAGGAACAACTGTATGCTTTAGAAGTTAAGTTCCTGGCTAAAAAAAGGGATTTGTATGCAGAAGCCAAGAGAGATACATCCCTAATCGATCAGCAGATTCTGTCTGCAATGACAGTGGAAGCTAATCGTCAATATGCTAATAAACTGGCAAATCAGACTCCGACCAAACAGGAAGATGCTTCTTTAACTATTATTGAAGAAGAAGCTCCGGAAGAAGATAATTATTTTATCGACAAGTACAAACAGAGTCTGGATGGGCAACTGGCTTTGCTGGAAGCATTTCACGATGCTGGTATTATCTCTGAAATGGAGTATCAGGACCGCCTAACTGAAATCACGAAACAAAAGGAAGAAGAACGTGCTCAGATCAGGAAAGCTGCATTAGATACATTTAATCAGTTGGCTGGCTCAGTATCACAGCTGATGTCTGCTATGCAAGATAGTGAGATATCCAAGGTTGAAAGTCGGTATGATGCTCAGATCAAAGCTGCTCAGAAAGCTGGTAAAGATACTACTGAACTGGAAGAGCAAAAGGAAGAAGCAGTATGGGAAATTAAAAAGAAATATGCTGATAAACAATTTGCATTAAATGTATTAGATATCTTGGCTAATACAGCTGCGGCTATTATGGTTGCTTGGAAGGCTGGTCCATTTATAGGCCCGGCTCTAGGTGCAGCAGCAGCTATTCAAGGTGCTGCTCAATTAGTCGTTGCTCAGCAACAAAGAGAACAGGCTAAGGGATTATATTCCGGCGGATATTCTGATGATTACGTTCAGGGGTACACGGCTAAAGGAGATTCTCGGGATGTAGCCGGTGTTATCCCGGTACATAAGAATGAATTTGTTACAAATCATGAAGGTGTGGCCAATCCTCATGTTAAGCAGTTCCTTGATGTCTTTGATATCGCTCAGAAAAATGGTACTATCGGTATGATTAATACTACTCAGATCTTACAACAGGTGCGTATGAGAAATGGTAAGTACAATGGTGGATATACCACTGACAGCGCTACCCAGGTTGAAAGTATCTCCGGAGCATCCTCTTATGACATTAAGGTACTCATACAGCTGATTCTTGCTGAATTGCGTATCTCGAATAAGCATCTTAGTAATATTGCTACGAAGGAAATGACAGTGAGTGTCCGGACAATACGTGATGGTATTAAGAGGCTGGAAATGCTCGAGAAAAATGCTAGCCGGTAATGTCCTTTTTTTTATAGTGCATTACGGGTACTTTTGTCACACAAACACAAAATAATATATGCAAAACAAAAAGTTAACAATACAGCTTGCCATGGCTGCTTTCCTAACGGTTAGTGGCATGGCAATGCTGATAATGGGATTATGGACTCCTCCAGTAGGCGAGATACACAGCTCGGTGCTGATTGCTTATGGCGAGGTAAGCACTTTTGCCGGAAGCCTGTTCGGCATTGATTATACATATCGGTACAAACTGAAAAAAACATTTAATAATGGACAAAACAACGCTTAAAAAAATTATGCCGTTCGCTACGGATGAGAACATAGACAAGTTCTTGCCGCACTTGAACGATACGATGGCGACCTTTGAAATTGATACGCCAATGCGTCAGGCTCATTTTCTGGCACAAATCGCACATGAAAGTGGATCTCTTCGCTATGTCCGCGAAATCGTTTCCGGAAAAGCCTATGAAGGACGTAAGGATCTGGGTAACCTTATGCCTGGTGACGGACCTAAATTTAAAGGGCGTGGACTTATACAGCTGACTGGTAGGATTAATTATTCAGCATTTAATGATTTTACAAAAAAGGAATATAATTTGCTGGAGCATCCGGAACGAGTCGAGCAACCAGACTTAGCGGCACTTGTAGCCGGATGGTTCTGGAACCGTAATAAGTTGAATGAACTGGCCGATCAGGATCAGCTGCTGAAAATTACCAAAAAAATTAACGGCGGATTCAATGGACTCGAAGATCGTACTGAGCATTTGGAAAGAGCTAAATCTGTCTTATTAAGGGGAAAATGAAAAAATTAGATTCAAGTGATGTTCTTCTTTTGTTGTGTATTGGGTTTTTATTGGTTGTTCTGTTAGGTTTGATACTCCAGTCGTGCCGGTCGGTACGACTGGATAAGTCAAATCAGACTACATCTCGAACTGATGAAAGCCATAAAAATATGCAAATTGACGATCATGTGTCGTTATCTGAATTGGCTCAATCTTGGATAGACGATAAACGTATCATTATACGCGACTATACAGTTGTGATTGATTCTTCAGGTAATACAATCCCGGTAATTGAAAAAGAAACCGAAATCTCGCACAATAAGACTTATCAGCGTGACAGTTCCTCGGTTAATTTTAATAACAAGACGACGATTGATGATCATTCTAGTAGTAATATAACCGAAGAGAATGAGATGAAATCGGTTGATAAGGAACCGCTATTCAGTTTCTCTAATTATTCACTTATAATATCGTTTGCTTTACTGGTGTTCTTGATATATTATTCTTACAGAAGGTTTTCTAGTTAGTTTTTCTTTTTTCTTCATACACTGCTTGCCTGTGAAGGTAGGCAGTTTTTTTATGTCCTTTTTTCAGCTTTCTGATGAAACTATTTTTGCGTTATGAAAATATATGAGGCAATTAAAGAGATGCATGAGCTGACCAGGGCTGGCAAGACTTTCTCCTTCAGCTTTATGTCGTATTCCTATGATAAGGATAAATCGCATGGTCCGGTAACGGTACTGCATGCACAGCTGCTCCCTTCTAATAGGAAGGAACGTAACAGATTCTCTGATTATATGCTTCGATTCAGAGATATGGATACCTATGACGAAAAAATGTGCTGGCAACCATTGTTGCTGGAATTTAACGGACAACAATTAGAATTGACATGACAGATAATACACCGACACAAAATAAAACACCGGAGTTAAATACGGATTTTGAAAATATAGTGCCCTGGAACGGTGCTAATGATTTTGGCCGTGATGTCCGATTGAAATGGGAGCGTAATTTTGAGAAACTTAAAATTAACTTTCTTGAGCTGATTACTGCTATCTCTTCCAATGAGTACAAATACTTACGCAAAGACATCCCGGAATCCACCCAATTCTTACTATCTCTTTTAGCTGGAGCTGTATTTGGTAAGGATGGGTTCGCATCTGGTCTTGCTGGGCATGGCGCTAAAATCGATGAAAATGGGCGTGCCGAAATGCGTTCACTTCGATTATGGGAGTCGCTGGATGTCCCGGAACTACGCTATAATTCTATTAAAATTTTTCTTGGTATAGACTGGCAGGTTCCGGGTGCAGGTATAATTGAATCTGTGACTCCTGATCGTGATTCAGAAGGCAACGTACTGTCAACAGGTACAGCAAAATTAAAGTTAGAGAATGGTCAATATGGAGCGATAGATGTTGATGATATTGTTATTGGAATCTGGCACTTTGGCAACGAACAGGATGCTGGAGAAGATTCTGATGATGGTAAGGGTGGCTTTACTTTTGCAGGATTTGCAACAGCTTATTTTCGTATTACTGAAGTAAGCGGTTCTAACAACGATTTTTTTAAATATTCTCTACGGCCGGGATTCAATGTGCATCCTCAGCCGCAAATGAATTTTGCCTGTTACGGTAATTTCAGCAAAGAAGACCGGCAAACGTCAACTTACCGTACACGTACTTATACACGCCGAATTTGGAAACAAAATACATGGGAAATTGGTGTTCAAAATATTGCGGCTCAGACAGGGGATTTGACTAATTTAAACATATTCGGTCTGAATATGTCCGGTTATTCAGCATATCTGAACTCGATATATTTTACGGGTACAATAACACAGGTTAAGCCAGATGGAACTCCAGTGAAAACAGCCAACGATCGTGGTGCATGGCCTCCTGAAGACAATCATGCCGATTATTACGACCGCTTTTCATACGACGGTTGTTTATGGCTATGTGTAAATGAAAATGGAACGGACACAGCACCCTCTAAAGAAAATCCGAATTGGCTGCTTCAGGTAGATAAGGGAGAAGCTGGTCAGGACGGTACTTCTTTCCGTATATTGGGTAGCAAAAATGATCCGTCTGAATTACCTCAAGACGGTAATAAGGAAGGAGACGGTTATCTGATTCAAGGTAACCTATGGGTATGGAACGGCTCGCAGTGGATTGATGCCGGTCAAATACAAGGTCCTGCGGGCGAATCAATGAAAAATATGGGAGAATGGTATAATGGCATGTTAGTCCCATATCTTGGTATTGTACGCATGGGTAATGCAACTTTTATGTGTACAAAAAAAGAAGGAACATATAATCCTCCTTATTTCACATTGCTTGACAGTCAAGGTAATCGCCTGAAGACAGAATATGGGTATCTGATTACTGGTGCTGTAAATAATGCCGAATATCAGCTTATCGCATCTGATGGTACTAATGGTACAGATGGTAAAGATGGTAAGGACGGTGATAACTTTGAATGGATTTATAAAAGAACGACTGTTTATGAAGCACCGGCACATCCGGATTCAAGTCAGGATGATAAGTATGTTCCCGAAGGTTGGACAGATAATCCTAAGGGGATCTCTTCTACATTCCCATATGAATGGGCATGTGTCAGAGTCTATAGGGATGAGAATTGGAGTGATTTCTCTACTCCATACCTATATTCAAAGTTCGGATTTGATGGTCAAAACGGTGCTGATGGAGCAGCTGGTGTCAGTATAGTTTGGAAAGGAGAATTCCCTTCAGCACCGTCTGATCCAAAAAATGGTTGGGCATACAGAAATACTACTGATAAAAAATCTTATGTGTTCCAGGATGGGGTTTGGTATCAGATGACTATTGATGGTGCAGACGGGAAAAATGGTATTAGCATTACATGGAAGGGGGATTCTTCTACACCTCCAGCTAATCCTCAGGTAAACTGGGTTTATCGTGATACTGATAATGGCCGTGTCTACATCTACAATGGTACAGCTTGGGAACTGATGGTTGTAGACGGTACTTCCGGAGCTGATGGTATGTCTGTTTATATAACATACCATGCACAAGAGGACAAACCTGATACTCCGACTGGATCTGGTAATACTGGTGGTTGGCATACCGTTTCTAATGATTTCGATTGCTGGATGTCACAGAAAGTAGCAGCTAGCATTTCTGAAGGATATTGGGGTGAACCGATTCGTATTCGTGGTTATGACGGAGAAGGTTTTGTCGCTATGGGTAATTGGTATGAAGGTTTGCTCGTCCCTAAAAATGGAGTCGTAACGATGGGTAGGAATAGTTATGTTGCGAAAGTTGCTACAAGAAACCCGCCTCTTTTTACATTGATTGACTACCAAGGTAATCGCCTGAAGACGGAAAGTGGTTATCTGTTGACTGGAGAAATGAACGCAGCAGAATATTATGTTATGGCACTCGGTGGTGAAGACGGTAAGCCCGGTGAAGACGGGAAACCAGGCGAAGATGGAAAGCCAGGTAAAGATGGACTTCAAGGGTGTATCATACGTGATAGTGAATGGGCTCTTAACACCGAATACCGTAATGATAGTGGTATTACTGATGGTAGTTTACCCGTAAGATTCATTGATGTAGTTTTGGTCCAAAATGAAGCTGCTGAAACTGGTTGGGATGCGTATCAATGTCTGAAGACACATGTGTCGAGTACAAGTATTACCTATGCTAATACTAATTATTGGTCGAAATTCTCCACAAATGTAGGAGCTATATTCACATCCTTGATTCTCGCTAAAAATGCTAAGATTAAATTCCTTTCCGGTAATGAACTTACTATAACGGATAGTGAAACAGGGAAACCTTGTCTTATCCTGACTGGTTCAGGGGATATAAAATTAGCAGTCGGTTCTGAAACTCCGAATAATGCTCCATATCGAGTTAATAAAAATGGAGAATTTTGGGCCAACAATGCTCACATAACAGGGGAAGTCGTTGCTAATAGTGGCATTTTCAAAGGTCTGTTCTCTACACCTTATCAGTATGTGACTAATTGGGGATTTATAGATGTTGACTTTTCACATGGTATTAATATCTGTATTACTCCAACCGGTTTCCTTGCTCAAATAACATTACCGGAAACAGTAGATTATGATGGTGTGGAAGCTGATATTATGCTGTATTCTCCTCAAGGGTACAAGTTGCAGATCTTTTGCCCGAATGTAAACAGTGATAGCTTATTCTATCAAGGTACAGCTGTCAGATATGCCCAGTTGAGCAAAAGCCACGATTTCATAAAATTGAAAGCATACAAGACTGCTGGTTCAGCATCTAAAGTGGTGTGGAGAATAATTAATACATATGATTTTAATATTTCAAAGTATCAATCAGGAGATTATTACATTTTAGAAACTAAACATCTTTAATTATGATTATACAAGCAAGTAATGGGTGTTATCTCACCGAGAATTTTGATGTGCCAATAAAGGATAGAAGATTCATTAAATCTATTCTAGTCGGTAATATAGAAGAAGCTGCATTATGGAAGGAAGTAACAGAAGCAGAACGGGATCAGATAATTGCAGAAGAAAATTTTTATCATCCTGATACGGTTGATTATAATTATCTGAAAAAAATAGATTCTTTGAAAATTACGATTTCAGAGAAGATAAATGACTCACAGATGTCGGTAGATGAAGCTTTGGAAATGAAAGAATATTTCCCTACTTGGGAAAGTTTAATCGGCCAGCAGGCAATTGTCGGTTATAGATTCCAGGATGAAGGTACTCTTTTCGAAGTAATAATGCAGCATACATTCTCAGCTGAATGGAAACCTAATAGTGGCACAGAAAGTCTATACAAAGTAGTACAAAATGAAGCGAGCGGTTCTATTGACGATCCTATTACGTGGAAATATAACATGGAGCTGTTCGAAGGACTGTATTACATAGACAAAGATATTCTGTATAGATGTATTCGAAACAGCGGTAAGGGTATGGCTTATGATAATCTGGCCGATCTGGTTTCCGGAGGATTTGTTGAGATTGTAGAGTCGGAACCGGAGCCTGAACCGGAGCCAGAACCGGGACAAGATCCTGACGGTAGTATTGAACATCCAATACCTTATGTCAAGGGAGAAACAAGTCTTGAAAAAGATAAATATTACCTTGAAAACGGTATTATCTATCTCGCTATACAGAGTGCTGGACCTCAGATATACGGGTTGAGTGAGATGCCCTCAATAGCACAAAAAGTAGAATAATTAATAACATCAAATTTTAATATTATGGGAGATTTAAAAGAAAGCGCATTGACGCAAAAAAATGATTGCAAATGGGTACGTGCATTGGATGAAAATGGTAACTCAATTCGTATCAGTAAAGAGGACTTAGCAGCAGTTGTGGGAGAACTGTTAGGCAATCCCCTTGCAGAAAAAGGCTCTGTACTTACTGGAG